TGCCAGCTTGTTGACCCCCATGCCGTACATCATCCCAAGGTTGATCGTTTTGGCCTGCTTACGCGGGATTTGGGCCATCTCAGCGACCATTGTATGAAAGTCCATGCTCGCGTCACTGTTGTATCCGTCTACAAACTCTTGAGCGCCGCCAAGCGGCTTGCTTTTCCATTTGCCAAAGATCTGCGCGTAATGCACCAAGATCCGTGGCTCTTGCTGCGAGAAGTCGATTGCAGCCCACTGCTCATCTTCTTCTGGCAGGAACAGACTGCGTATCATAGGTCCCAGTTCGGGATCGCGAGCCGGGATCTGTTGGAGGTTAGGGTTCGACATGGACAGGCGACCGCTGACGGTGCCCCCATCATCACTTCGCAACTGATTGATGTGCCCGTGTATGCGGCCTTCTTTGGACACGTACCGCATGATCGACGACACAAACGTGCCCTGCACCTTGTTGAGGTTACGGGCCTCGACGACCATCTTTGCAAACTCGTGTGGGTTGTCACTCAGGAACGACTTAGTGAACGACGGCTGCCCGGTCGCTGTACGTGGGTATTTGATATTCAGCTTGTCGAACGCTTTCGCAAGTGACGACGCGGCCCAAATCTCTACCTCGCCCCCGGCCTGTGCTTCGATCTTCTTCAGCACGGCTTTCTCGCGCTTGATCAGCGCCTGCTTTGTCCGCTCGCAGCGATCCATGTCGACCCGGATACCCCGAAAGGTCATGTCGATCAGGCAAGGCGTGAGCCGCGTTTCGAGATCCCAGACCGTGTTGAGGTCTTGCTTGGCAATCTCTAGTTTAAAAAACTTATACAAATCAAAGGCTAACCGCGCGTCCATCTCGGCATAGGGTCCGACAAACTGGCTTGGCAGCTTCCAGAGCTCGGCTTTTGGATCGACACCGAAGTCGACTGCCGCTTGGGTCAGGAGTTTCTCTGACTTGGCCTCGCCCAGATAATCGTAGGACAGGGCGTTGAGACTGTAGCTATATCGGTTCTCGTCCAGTAGCGCCGCCATAATCATCGTGTCGATGATCGGCCCGTTGACCGGGATGTCCAAAGCTTTCAGCCAACCCAAGTCGTATGGTGCGTTGTGCATAATCTTGGGACAACCTGTGGATAACTGCTTCTTGAGCCAGCGGAGCACGACGTTCTTGTCGAGGTTGCCACCGCCAAGGTGCGCAATGGGATAGTAGGCTTCCCAACCTTCGGTTGCGACTGCGATACCTACGACGTCACCGTCTTTGCGAGGCCATCCGGGGCCGTACTCTTTGAGGTGTGGATCGCGTGTCTCGAGGTCGATAGCGATCTCTTTGGCACCCGTCAGGTCTTTGAGTTCGAACGGTGCAGTCCACTCCGCGTTCGGGGTGAACAGCGGAAACTGCAAGCGCGTTTCTTTTTCCATGTTAGCTCCTTGGGTCATCACCCTTAGCGAAGCGCAAGTACCAGATAGCTTTATTCAGATCCTCTTCTGCATCGAACTTCTTGCCTGCACGCCAGTTGTATTTGAACGCAGCAAGGCGACAGTAAGTGTTGACGGCGTCACGCCCGAAGGCAGCCACCATCGCGTCAATGCACTCGATCTCGGAGTCAGCGTAGTGAGGCGGCGAGTTGACCATGTCCGGTAACATGCCTGCCGTACCGTTTGGAATGTCTTTGTAAAAGACTTTCTCTTTTTTGTTGCCATTCATCACTTCAAAGTATTCGTCACTCAAAGCTGATAACTCCGATAAAAGTTTTCTGGCAGGACGGTGAACAGGTTCTTCTTTGTGCGAGTAACCGCAACGTAGAACACGCGATGCATACTGTCTGGATCTGCGTCCATTGATCGCTCTGCAGCGACCGTCAAATCCGTAAACAGCACCACGTTATCTGCCTCACCACCCTTTGCGCCGTGGATTGTTGATAGTTTGATACGGGGAGGCGCTGTGAGGTCTTCGCCTCGGCGCACCAGTGCGTTAACGTACGCGACGTCAACACCCGGTACTTTATCCAGAGCCTCGTTCCACGACATATCGAGCGTTGCCAACAAACCGTTGGTGTCCCGCAACTCCTCGAACGTGAACGTATCGTCTTCTTCCCCAAGAATCTTTTTGTAACCGCGTGCTACACGCACACCGTTGCCTGTCATGTAACTGTACAGCACCTTGGCCAGATCGTATGTGATCGGCTGGCCGCGCTGCAATGTCCGCCATGCCTCGAGGGCCTCGCGAACTTTGAGCCGTAAGCTTTGTCGCCCCTGTATCTCAAAGAAATAGCCTTGGCTTTTAAGATGGTCGCGCACCGGGTTTAGAAAGTACGCCGCCTGTGACAAGAAGAGCCAAGAGCCGTGATCCATGTCCAGTTCTGCAAAGGTCGAGATGTTTTGTATGCGGCCCTCTTCTGTCTTGGGCAGATACGACTTCGGGAACCGGTTACGGATGCGCCGTGAGATCCGGTCAGCCACTTCATGTACAAGACGTGGGATGCGAAAGCTTTGCTCTAGCACCTCGCTGCCGCCGGGCAGGTTGATGAAATGCTCCACGTCGGCCCCAGACCACTTGTAGATCGCTTGGTCGTCATCGCCTGCGCAATACATACGCTCTGACTTTGCATCGATGGCGTGGGCAATGTCCCACTGCAGCGGGCTTAGATCCTGTGCTTCGTCCAGCATGGATAGCTTGAACGACGGGCACGTCTCATGGGCAGACCGTGCGAAGAGCTCGAGCATATCTGTGTAATCGTAGACGCCAAACTCTTTCTTGTACTGGGCCAAGGCCCGTGCTGCGTAGTCCACTTCAAGCCACGTGTATTCAAGATCACTGGCGTTGTATTCGGTCTGTAGCTCTGACTTCTTGAGCCGGGACAGTGTGATCAACCGTAAGATCGGTGACTCTTTGCGCAGGCTGTTGCTTAGATCCTCTTCGACCTCGTACATGGGGACGTCACCGCTGACAAGGGCGATCCCAATCTTGCGCTCAACCTCACGGTAGTGCTGCGCAGTCATCAACTGCTCTGACTTCAGCCCGGTCAGATGAAACGCCAGACTGTGGATGGTTCGAAAGAACGGCAAGTCAGTCTTTGGATCGAGGTTGAAACGTGCGGCAGCCCGCTCTTTTGCTTCGGTGGCGGCCTTGCGTGTGAACGCAAAGAACGCGATCTGTGTGGGCGGTACACCATCAGCCAATGCCTTGTCGACTAGATTCAACAGTGTGGTTGTCTTACCTGTGCCCGGCGGGCCGAAGATACGCTGCATAGCTAAAACGGAACCTCTTCATCTGCCGTGAACCGTGGGTCACGTATGACCGTCTTTGTAACCTTATGCGCTGGGATCTTCCAGAGGCGCACGACCTTGCTTTGGATGCGTAGCTGTGTGGCTTCACCGTTGATATCTCGCAGGCGCTGTGCAATCTGATGAGTCTTGAAATGCTTGAAGTTGGCTTTGAGCAGGTGACCTTCCAGATCTTTGAGCCGGAAGTATGTCTCGTTCTTTTCTTCGTCTGTCCAAGGGCGCTTGAGCAGGATCTGTTCTTTCTCTTCAGCCGCTTGGTGCCCGGTGCAAAACTCTTCCAAATGCTCGTTAAATATACCGTTGATGCTGACGTCTTCTGACACTTCGATGATCGACCCGTCTGTCTCTTGCATCTCAGTCAGCAGGGCGTTTATGCGTGTCTCCCACATGTCTTTCTTCATGGTGCGTGGGTAGAAGTTGAGTTGCTCGACGCATGCCCGCTGGAACGCCATCTGATTCAACAGATCGTCTGTACCCATCTCCAGTGGCTTGCCCTCGACGTCCAGAAACCAGACCGGTGGCACAGAGTTGTACTTGCGTAGGTTGGCGATCTGTACACCTGACACCACGGCCTCGATCCCGAACTTTCGCGTCATGCACAGTTCTTTGTTACAGACCGAGTTGATCGGGGCGTCTTTGCATTTATATGCGTAGTCTTTGCGCTGTAGCTGCTTGGCGACCGCGTTGACTTCGCCCAACGGCAAAGGCGGATGTATGAACTGCATGTTGTGCGTCAGGATCTCTGATTCCCACGTATCTGGAAAAGCTTTGCGTAAGTACACGCCCACGTTAAACAAGCCGTTGTTGCGTGCGCCTTCGCCAATTCCGTCTTTGCACAGTGTCTGCAGGCACGGTGGGCCGTCCTGTATGGGCAGGCTACTGTCCTGCTCGACGATCAGGGCCAGCGCCTG